AAGTGAACAATGGAAAAAGAATATCCTTCGGAATTGTCAGATCACAAAACTAAAATCGGATTTGCAAAAGGCAGGAAAACATACTATCCGGTTATACGTGAATCAAACCGGAATAGTTATTGATCAGCTATCCACTGATTTTGCAATGGATAAGCTGTTTTATGAAATCCCATATAAGAAATAACTTTCTTTGTCCATGTCTGTCCATTTGCAAAAATGAAGTGCTGGACTGTGAGACTCTATACTTTCAATCCTAAATTGTCAATCAATGTCGTTTAGTTCGGCACACAGAATACACAGATTTTACAGAAACGATTATCCTTTATTTTTCCTATTCGAAAAAAATACCACAAAAGCCACAAAATATAAGAGAAAAAACAAAATGTACAACGTAAATAAAAGAATAAATTAATAAACAACTAGTTACGCAAGCCTAAAACAAAACAAAATGTACATTTACTTTAATTCTGCTTTAATAATTGACATATAAAAGCCGCATGAACGGATGATTATTTTAATTGCCCTTTAATAGCAGTTTAAATGGCACGTAAAAGACGATATAATAAGTAGTAGCAACAATATACCCCTAACAAATTGGCCCCAAAATAGGGGCTTTTTTTATGCTCCAAAGTGATGTGTGTGAAATCAACAAAAAACGCAATAAAACAGATATGCGGATACTAATGGGGATACTAATGGGGATACTTTTTCACAGTAAAAAATACGAATAAACATACCTATAACAACAAAAACACAGTTAAAAAGCTCCGAAATGAACGAATAAGCACCCCTATAATTACCTGTAAAAACAAAAAAATAAGCATTTAAATGCTTCATATCAAATAGAAACATTGGTTTTATTGCAATTAATGTGTGCGTGGCGTGATTTCATGTGTTTAGCGCGTGTGTTTTGTGTGTGTAGGTTCTGCGGTAATGTGCGAACCTATCTTTTTCTCGGATATTGTATAAGCAGGAGGATCATTAGATTTGCCCCGCGTAACCTCCAATTTTTCAATTTTACTCTTTAAAAGTGCGTTTTCTGACACAACTTCCTCGAATCTTCGTAAAAGCCGTTCATTATCTAATGACTCTACTTTAAACTCTTCGTTTTTAGTCATTTTCCCATTACCCGTAAATAACCATTCAATATTTAGATTAGGGTATTTCTCTATTATGTTGTGAAGTTTGTCCAGCCCAATGCTTTTATGAATGCTATTCACATAACCATTTGATGCATTTATAGACTTTTCAAACTCAACAATAGTAATATTTTCGGTTTGAATGAATTTTTTTATCCTTTCTTTTACATTCATAATGAGGTAATTATAATTAATTTGAGTACGAGATAGAAAATTACTCTAATTTTTTCTTTGTAATTAGAGAAAAACTCTATACATTTGTACCGCGTTCAACTTTAACGAGCCGTAAAATTACAAAAAAATATGAGAAAACTGATAGACGTTGATTCTGATACCAAAAAGAAGATTAGCAAAACATTTAAAGTAACACCGGCGAATGTGTCGCAAGCATTGAGATACAAACGTAATAGTTCGGCAACACGAGCTATGCGTAAAATGGCTATGGAGAATGGAGGAACATTATTTATTGAAGCGCCAAAAGATATGAACCATGAAGACACTAATTTATTGGATGTTTGAACGCCTGCTATCCGATCCGCTAAATAAGCGGATATGTGATTGGGGACTGGTAATTTGTACCGTCCTATTTTTCGGAAATACAATTATTCACTATTTAATTCAAAACTTGTGACACGAGGCGAACATTTAAAACAATGGGAAGAACTTGCTAAATATCTACAAAACGACTACGGCGGGTATAACAGATGCAATGGCAGCTATGATGGCAAAGAAAGTAATAATGTTTTTCCGAAAATAAGCCCGAACAAAACCTCCAGAATTGACTTTAAGCTTTCCTTTTTCGGTTATTTGAATTCCATTCTTTTGGATATTTACAAACCTTTCAGACTGAAGGTACTCAAAAACGGAATTAAAATCGGAAGGCATATTTCCTTTATAAAGAAGTTCGTTCGAGATAAAATCAGAGTTTTCAAAAAAAGATAAAGCACAATCGTAAATGCGTAATCGTGTAAGGTATGACATAATGCTATAATTTTTTGATTAGACACGACAAATTTAGCATTAATTTTTGCAATGACAAGTGCGAAAGAGCATTGACCCCGGAGAGACGGCAAACCTGTGACGCATGATAGTGTGGCAGGTAACATTAAATTGAAATTATTATGTACGAAACTTTTGGAAATACAATAGCGGTACCGGTAAGACAAATTGTTGATTCTGGGTTCATTTCAGAGTCAAATTACAAAAAACTTGTCAGGACTAATAAAGTAAAAGTACTACAACGTGGATGCCTAGGCACTCCTGCAATGGCTGATTTTTCGAGTTTCCCTGAAAGATTCAGGAAAGCGATAGAAATGGAATGGGGTGATCCGAAAGCGAAACAGAATACAAATGCACTTGATGAATTCTTAGGGCAGGACACGAAGGCGATTGAGTTTTTTAGCTCGTACGAGGTGGATGATAACAGATACTTACCTGCTGATACTATTAAAGAGTACTACGCTAATGCATGCGTACTTAATGCTATTCACTTGCTTTTGAATTGTCGCCGGGCACTTCAAAAAATGTGTGGTGGCACGGTGAAGGCTTACTGGCCAACGATAGCAAAAAATGTAATGGATATTGACAGGGAGCAATATCCACATTCGCTTCCACTTAACGACCGACGACTGAATGACCGATATAAACAATATCAAAAAGTTGGATATGAAGTGCTTATCCACAAGAATTTTTGCAATGATTTTGCACGAAAAGTTGATGAAAAGCTTGAAATGCTGATATTATCAATTTACTGTATGAGCAATAAGCCTTATTCGAGTTGGGTTTCGGAAGATTATTTGAAGTTTACACAAGATAATATTACGGTAGTGAACATAATTACAGGAGAAATTTTCAATAAAATGGACTTCTACAACGAAAAACGCCGTGATTTTATTACCGTATCAGATCAAACTTGTTGGAATTATATAAACATACCTAAGAATAGAGCAATAGTTGACAGCATCCGTTCCGGAGGACACCGATTTTTATCAACCGTTCGACCACATATGCACAGACATGCTCCTAACTTCTCTCTCAGTAAAATTTCGCTTGATGACCGCGACCTCCCTCGCAAATTACATAGCGGTGACCGCGTGAAAGCTTATTATGCTTACGATGTGGCAAGCGGATGCTTAATCGGAGCTTCATATTCACTAAAAAAAGATATAGGATTATTTATCGGTTGTATACGAGAGATGTTCAGGTTTATTGATTCACGTGGTTGGGGTATGCCATTGGAAATGGAGGTAGAACATCACCTTGTAAGCAACTTTAAAGATGATTTAATGAAGGCCGGCGTTGTATTTCCTTTCGTTCATTGGTGTGCGCCAAGCAACTCACAGGAAAAACATGCCGAACAACTCAACCGACAGAAAAAATACGGTTACGAAAAACGCTATCAGGATGGTATTGGCCGTTGGTACCTGAAAGATGAGGCCAACCAAACGGGCGGCGAACGTATCTATGACGATGAGAACAACAAATACATTGTGAAGGAAAAGACATACAGCTATGAGCAATTGGTGGCTGATGATATTCAAAGTATTTCAAGGTACAACAATGGACTTCACCGGGATCAGAAAAAATATAACGGAAAAACACGTATGCAGGTTATGGAGGAAAATCTAAATCCAAATCTGGCAAAAATAAACCGCCCTCTTTTAGTTCGATATATTGGCGATTGCACTACAACAAGCATCCAACGTAATATGTACTGTCAAGTACAGTATTCCGACTACATGCTTCCAAGCCCTGAAATCCTGTCTCGCTTCCAACCAAATAATTATACGGTTCAAGCTTATTACATGCCTGTAAATTCGGAAGGAAAAGAGCAAATAGATGAAGTTTATTTGTATCAAAATAATGAATATATGTGTGATGCAAAACGTATTATTACATATAATTCTTCGCATGCCGAATGGACGGAAGATGATACAAAAGCACTGACGGATCAGTCGAAATATATCACTCAGTTTGATAGCATGATAAAAAAAGGGCGTGAAAAATTATCTAAAGTGCAACTGATTGAAAATATAGATCAATATGATATTATAGAACCAGAAATAGTCACATCTGAACAAGTAAATGAGCGGATAATTGATTATACGCAAAGCTATGAAGATGACGCAGCTGAATTTGGATTAAACAGTCTTTAAACGATATAAAAAAGCAATTAAAACACCAATAAAATGAACACAGAAATCAAAATTAAAATATTAGAAGCCATGAAATTGGCTCGTGCAGGATTTGATACCAATGCCAAGATGGCTGTATCACTTGATATTAGTTCTTCAATACTTAGCCGCCTGTTTAATGGAGAAATTGAAGGACTACTTACAGATGCAAAATGGTTTAGAATTGCTCGCCGCCTCGATGTTCAGTTGAGAGATGAACAACAATGGATCACTGCAAAAACTCCTGCGTACAAATTTATACATGCTCAACTTGCAGCTTGTCAGAAAAGCGGTTTAAGCGGCTTGCTTTGTGACGTTGCCGATTTAGGAAAGACGCACACCGCTCGCTGCTACGTTAAAGAAAATAAGTATGCGGTATATATCGACTGTTCACAAGTTAAGTCGAAACAAAAACTTATACGCCAAATATCCAAAGAACTGGGATTGGGAAACACAGGAAAGTACAGCGATGTGTATGCGGATTTGGTGTTTTATCTGCGCTCCATTCCCAACCCCATTATTATACTTGATGAAGCTGGAGACTTAGATTATCCGGCATTCCTGGAACTGAAAGCACTTTGGAATGCAACTGAGGGAGCATGCGGTTGGTATATGATGGGAGCCGACGGATTGAAAGAGAAAATTAAACGAGGTAAAGACCTCAGTAAAGTTGGTTTTGCTGAAATTTTTCGCAGATATGGAAGCAAATACCAAAAGGTCACCCCTGATGGAGCTGAAGCTTATGACGAATTTGTAAAAACTCAAATTGCGATGGTTGCAAAAGCTAACATGGAAGCTGTAAATGTGCCTGAAATGATTGCAAAGGTAAACGGAAGTCTTACACGCGTGAAAATAGAGTTGAATAAAATGAGATAACACCATGATCACAAAACAGCAAAAACGTAGGTTGTATAAAATACACTACAATCTTAAGAAAAAAGGGAATGATGTAAATGGGCGGAGCAGACAGGTAACGAAGCGCGCAAAAACAGTTACAGATATTGAGCAAAAATGGCTTAACGAATTAATCGGATTTCAATATTGTATTTGCGACGGATTATTTACCCCCCCCCATTTTGGAGAATTAGAATAGCGTCGTAAAAAATAAATATTAAAAATGGCACTGAAACGAGCACTCACCGTACAAAATATACTTGACAAAAAATACAAGCTCTTTGATTTTACTGGTAAATGGTTTGATGCATTCGACAAGCCGGAAATGACGGGAGTTTGGTTCATCTGGGGAAACAGCGGGAACGGTAAGACAAGTTTCGTAATTCAATTAATCAAAGAATTAGCCAATTTTGACAAGGTGCTATTGAACAGTCGCGAAGAAGGAACCAGACATACGCTCAAAAAAAGTCTCTTAAACTTCAATATGAGCGATGTTGGCAACAATAGGGTGCATTTTGTGGATGAACCGATAAGTGACCTGGTGACTAGATTAAAAATGAAGAAATCGCGCCGTATAGTGGTGATTGACTCATTTCAATATATGATGATGAGTTACAAGGATTATATCGAGTTTAAAAGCCTTTTCCCAGACAAACTGATAATATTTATAAGTCACTCGGACGGAAAAAGTCCCGCTGGTAGAAGTGCCAAGTCGGTAAAATTTGATGCAAGCCTTAAAATATGGATAGAAGGTTACAGGGCTTTCAGCCATGGAAGATACAAAGGGGAAAAAGAGACATACGATATATGGCCCGAAAAAGCATTGAAATATTGGGGAGAGTAAAAAACAATTAAACATACACGGAAATGAAAACAATGGAAATTACACAAAAAAGTCTTATCAAGCGATTCCACACATTGCTGAGTAAATATAAAATCAGCAATGAAGCTAAAGAAGCATTATTATCAGGATTTGGGGTGGAAAGTTCAACAGAACTTAGTATTACAGAACTTATCGCGCTATGCGATGCTATTGAAAAACAATTCACTCCCGGAGCAGATGAGTTGGATAAGCTTCGTAAACGGTTAATGGCTTCAATATATGGTTGGCGTAAAGCTATGGGATGTGCTACTACCGCCATAGAAGTGAAAGCCATTGCTTGTCGAGCAGCTGATGTGCCGGAAGGTTATAACGTAGATATTCGCTTCAACACCATACCTAAAGAGAAATTGAACTCGCTGTATTATGCTTTCAGCAAAAAGCAGAAAGATATAAGTAAAGTGAGTGAAATGACGGACGAAATGATTAATAAATTAGCAGTTATGAATTAAATTTTAAATGAAAAATGGAAAAAACAGTAACCATTCAGGACTTAACACCTGCTCAAATTAAAGAGCTACATGCTCAACTCCTTGAAAAAGAAAAAAAGGAAACAGAACAGCGGGCAGCTGACCGGGCAGCATTAACCGAGCTGGAAAATGATGCAGTGATCGAAATGATGGAGGAGGTTGAGGTCTTATCCTCAGCTATCGTAAATTTCAAACAGAAATGTATTCACAAGCTTGAACCACTTATGAAAATGAAAACCGATTTGGGAAAAGCTGCTGAAAGACAAAAGTCGTTTACATTCAAATCAAAGGACAATAAGTTTAAGTTCATTATTGATTATAATGATACATTCAAGTATGATGACGGCATTCATGCTGGTGTGGAGTATGCAAAGCAATGGCTGACTGAAAAATCAGACGAAAGCGAGGATTCTAAGATGATGACATCCATCATTGAAAATTTACTCGGAAAATCGAGAGGCGGAACATATTCAGCTGAAAACCTTTGGATATTCGTAAGTTCAGCTGAAGATTATAATGTGCCTCTTTTAAAATTGGCAGCTGATGCCGTAAAACGATCGCTTTATAAAGAAATGACTAGCGTATCGGTTAAAGTTTTTAAAAAGGATGAATTTGGATATAAACAGTTGCCTTTATCAGCAACGAAAGCTTAATAATAATCAGATTTTCTAAAGTACGGACAACGCGTACGTTGTCCGTACGATACGGAAAATCACAACACACAAAAATTATGCATAATTGGTTTGAAACCGTAATTGGTTACGAAAAAACAGCCGAAGAGGGCAAAATTGTAAAGGTAAAAGAGCACTACCTGGTTGATGCTCTAAGTCACGCGGAAGCGGAAAACAGAATTATAGAAGAAATGAGACCTTTCATTTCTGGTGAGTTCAATGTGGAACGCGTTCAGCGCAAAAAAATCAATGAGATTTTCTTTAATGAAAATGGGGATAAATGGTATAAGGCCAAAGTAATGTTTGTTACCCTCGATGAGGAAAAAGGAGTCGAGAAAAAAACACCTGTTACCATGCTTGTACAAGCTGATGACATTAAAGAGGCATTGGAAGGACTTACGAAAGGTATGAAAGGGTCAATGGCTGACTATGAAACAGCCGCTATTTCTGAGACTCCAATAATGGATTTATACGTTTACGATGTAGTCGGTTAAGCAACTTCAAAGAAAAGCCTTTCGCCAAAAGGCAAATGAATTTCATAAAAAGGAAATAGAAGAGGAGGAATTTAAAAAGGTGATGGGCTTTTCTTGCATGCTTTTAGTTCTTGACAATTATCTCTTGAAAAGAGATGATTTTAAAATAACATTTACCGCTTACAAGAACTTATTTAGTAAAGACTTTGAGGCTAAGCATATTTATGATCTTGTTGAGCCTGTTGGACAATGGTTATGTAAACTTCCAAAGGGAGTGTGGAACGAAAAATAATAATTAATTAATTAATAAAAGCAATATGGAAACATTAGAATCAGTAAAAATGTCGAAAACGACCGCCCGAAAGTTATATAAAACTATGCCGGAATTTCGACCGTCGCTAGAAGAAACTTTTGGAAAAACTTTTTTTTCTGAAAGTGTCATGGACCGAGTGAAAACATACGAAGATGCCTGCATTGAAAATGGTAAAGAGCCAATGAATGAAACTGCTTTACGATCAGCAGGACTAACAGAATCCGAAATTGTACGCCGAAAGTTAGTTGAAATAACAAAAGCATTAAATGGCGATTGGGTTGCTGATATTTTTGATGTAAATCAAAAGAAATTTTATGCATGGTTCAATACGTCCTCGGGCGTTTTTGTGTTCGACGATACGACTTACCGCTACTCGACTGCGTATGCGGGGTACGGGTCGCGGCTTTGGTTTTCAAATCCAGAACATGCAGCATATGCAGCAAAGCAGTTTGCGCCATACTATAAAATTTTAGCAGAAAATTAATAATAAAAAAACGCCAAAAGGCACAAAATTTCAAACACATGGAAAAAGAAGTAAAAAAACTAGATGTTACTGAGAGAATCAACACATTCGAAGACGCACTTATTGAAACGAAAAGGCCGAGTGTTCCGGCTTTCGCCGATGCGCCTGAAGATTTACGGGAATACTTCCAAGAGCAATATAGAGGAATAGTACTTGCCGAGGCTTATAACGAAGGCAAAAAGGCCGACTGGACTAATCCAAATCAAGAAAAGTGGCTTCCTTGGTTTCGTATGTCCTCGGGCGTTTTTGTGTTCTGCGATACGAGTTACTGCTGCTCGCATGCGAATGCGGGGTGCGGGTCGCGGCTTTGCCTTTTAGAAGACAAAACAGCTACGGACGCAGGACGTAAATTTCCTGAAATTTA